CCTAACATCTGACCAATGTCAGCGGCAACATCTCTGTTTGACGCTTCTCTTAATAGGTCTGTTAAGTCTGCTCTGGCACCAATCTCAGCCGCTGTAATTGTCACAGTCGCTGGAGTGATTGATTCAGATGAGGTTAGTGGTGTGCCTTCAGTTAAGTCTGCGGCACTGATTTCTGGATACACAGGTATCTGTGCTGTTAATCCAGGTGTTCCAGTCATATCAAAGACTTGGAACAGGTCACCAGCGATTGATCTTTCAGATGCTGTGAAAATTGCCTCTTGTAAGACATTTGTCAACAACGCTGACGCTGATGATGTTGTGTTGTTATATGTAGCCATTATATTTCTCCTCTGGTTCTACAAGTTGTTAGTTTAAATGATCTGTCTATTCTTCTTCAGGCGTTCATTTCTTAATTGCTTATAGATCGCTCTGTGTTCTGAATTGTTCAGATCCAATTTACTGATGTCAACTTGTCCAGTACCTGTGGTTGAAGAAGTATTGCTCTGACTACCTGCTCCTTTGGGTCCTGGTTGAGAGAAATGCGGATTCTTGTCCAACCACTCTTTTACCAGTGTATCAACTGTGTAGGGATCTCCAGTTTCAGTGTATTTCACACCACCTTCTTCCCCAACAACTTCTACTTCACCCTTGTCGCTCAATCTCACATTCTTGGCAAGGAGTTCCTTGACCTGTTCTGGAGATATGGCCTTGTACTTGCTGGCGGCACTGATTATAGCACCATCCACCATTTGGCTTTGTAGTCTCTGTTTGAGTGTATTGATCTCACCATCTTTCTTGGAGACAGTTTCCTTCAACACCTTCTCAAAGTTACCTTTCGCCCTCTCAGCCTCAAGTTGTCTTTCCTCTTCAGCCTTGAGCAATTGGTTATACTTCTCAACATCCACCCCTTCCCATTTCTTCATTGCCTGCTTTTCTGCCTTTACTCTGACAGATGCCATAGCGTTGTTGAACTCTTCCGCGGTGTAGGTTTTTGAACTGGTTGATACAGTTTCCTGAGTGGTTTCCTTGTTTTTAGAGTCTGTTTGTGCTTTGGTCTCAGTTGCCTCTGCTTCAGACTGCTGGATGTTAGTCTCTTCCATTTGAGTGCTTCCTTTCATATTGGAATTGTTTTGTTATTTATACACCTATTTAAGGTATAATGTTATATGATTAAGGAATATTGGTTTAGACTACTTCTTCTTGTAAGACTTCTTACCTTTTTTCTTGTTCATCTTCTTTGCGGCCTTCATTGCTCCCCTGCCCGCTCTTGATCTGTATGTTTTCATCTTGCTTCTCCTTGTTTTGTATGTTGTTCACATATTTACGCTTGGGATCCACAGAGTAAAGTGACAACAGTTCCAACTTCCTGGTGTGTGCCAGGGTCTTGACCTTTTGTAGGGCCTTCCTGGCCATAAAGGCACTGTTCTTTGACTTCAACCTCTTACAGTATTTCCACCAGTAGTAGTAGTCCTTCAAGGCGGCCTCAAGTGCCAGGTGTGCTGGTGTGTCAAACAGTTCTATGTGTGTGATTGTGCCCTTGCCCTTCAATGGTCAAACTCCAGTGTGTGTTGCTCCAATGTCTTGAAACTGTTGTTCCTGTCCAAGAACTTGTAGTCCATATGTGTTGGTTGGAACTCCTCCGCCCAGGCTATCACCTTGTGTATGTCAAAGTCCTTACAACTGTAGATGTCAAGGTTCAACAGTCCTGTCTCATTCCAACTGTGCCACGCTATGTGTGATGTCTCAATTATTGTGGTACCTGACCAACCAATGTTGCCTGGCATATCACACCACGCTGTCATAGGTCCAGCCAAAATCTTCATATCTATCAGATCTACCAAATCCTCCAATTTAGCCTTTAGGTCAAAATCCTTGCCTGGTATGCGTTCACACTCTGCCCTGATCAGCAGGTGCTTGTGATCCAATATCATAGGTAATAGTATTCTGTTGGTCTGGTTTTCATTCTGTTGTAGATTGTGGTGACATCAACTGCCAACTGTTCAGCCGCTGTCTTTATCTTTTTATATTCGCCATATGGTGTGTGTATTGATCTACAACCAACATCTCTTGGTCCTCGCTTAGGATTCCTGTCATAGGTATGATCAGCATCTTGTAGATTTCCTGTGTTTGTGGTAATATACACATTGTCAGGATGGTATGGACCCTGATCACCATATCTCGCCATCACAAATGAATCACCCTTATAGTGTCTTGGTTGGTTCTTGTCAACACCATTGTCCAACCACCATTGTCTCCATTGTTCAGGAGTGAACTGCCAATCTATGTTCCTGTATTTGGCACTGAACTTGGCGTTGTGATAACATTTCTTCCAATATGTAAATGTGCCTTTCTTGTATGCTTGTCCCATTACAGTTTGAATCCTTTCTCCCAACTCCTCAGGGCCCAATATGCTGGTGATAGTGTTTTCTGTCCCCTGACCTTTTTGAGCACAGCACCCATCCTGGCATTGAAACTTCTACGCCTGGCTGGATCTTTCCTGCCTATGCTCATACCCTTCTGGCCAAAATTGATCTTGTTGATCTTGCCAGTCTGTTTGTTCTTCACAAACACTTTGAATTTTTTAACATCGCCCCTCATAGGCCTGTTCAACTTAACTGTTCTTCCCTGATACTTTGCCATTTCTCTTCATCATCCTTGTTAGTGTTTTCTTTGATTGGTATTTGGCCACCAATTCCCTTGCCTTCAATCTGATCAAAGCATCCTCAAACTGTTTGGTGTGGGTCTTGCCCTCCAACAGCGTGATGTAGTCTGTCATCAGTTCAAACTTCTCCTCCTTCTCTGAGAGGCCAGTGCCGCCATACTCCATCCAGGTGTCAGCCAGTATCTCAGCCTTAAGATCTATTGTCTTCATTTCTGTTTTGCTTTCTTTGTTGCCTTCTCCCAGAAATCAACCAGCGTGTCCACATTGTTCTTTAGTTGTAGTTTCTTCTCAAGGCTCTTGACCTGTAGTTCAAGGTCCTCCACCCTGTGTGATAGTGTGTTGTGGCTAATGATCAGTTCATCATTCTTCTTGACCAACTTGTTGTGTTTGGTCCTGATGTCTGTGACCATAGTCTCAAGGCCAATCAACCAATCATAAGGATTCCAGTCTAAAGGATTTTTGCTCATACTAAGATTATATATTGAAACACAGCAAAATGTCTATGATTTATTGGTTGTTTTGGTCTAAAAGATCCTGCTTGGCCTGATCAATGTCTGCCTGTGTGATCTCTGGGTGTAGGTCCAACATCTGCTGATCAGTGTAGCCATCCATAATCATCTGCTGTATGTGTGGGCTCCTGTCAGTGGCTGTGGTTGTTGGGTGTTCAAGTTCAACAGCCTCTCCCTCTTCATTCTCCAAGGCCTCAATCTCATCCTCATCCATAATGATCTCCAGTATCTTCCTGTCAATGGCCTTCTTGACCAATGGATCACTTGGTTGTGTCCTCGCGGCCTTCTCCAATAAGTCCATATCCATTGACTTGTCCCTGATGTGGAATGTGTTTGGGTACATAATGTTACCATCAAATGTCAGTCCCTGCCATTCAGCCCATAATCTCCAGATCTGCTCCTCAGCAAGTTCCATCTGCTTGGCCTTCTCAGAAAGTTTGGAATTCAAGAGTGTGAACTCAGCCACCATCGCGGCACCGCTCATCTGTCTTGTCTCAATGGCCCTCAGTGCCCCCATATGTGCCATCCTGTCAATGCTGTCAATGGTTGCCTGTATTGATTTCAGGATGCCATCAATTGACTGTGAGTTTGGCTGAAGCAAGAAAGGCTTAAGGTTCCCATCCAGTTCAGGTGGCATTGTGATGATTGCCCCAGCACCCGCTGAAGCCTCTGTGTCTGATGTCTTCACCAAAGAAGGGTGGTTCTGTAGTCTGATCAACTGCTCAACCTCTGTGGTCTGGTTGGCTATGTAGGCCTGGGCGTCACAGATGTCTCCAATGAAACTGACACCAATGCCCTTCACAGGTGATCTCTGATCATACACAAACACCGCTGGTATCTTGCCCAGTTCATTTGGTATGATGCTTA